TGAAGAGGTATGGCGGAAGAAAACAATAAAATGGCTATCAAAACAAGATGGCACCAGCTTAACGGTGACAGGAAACAACACCTGGACCGTGCCAGACACTGCGCTAAATTAACGATTCCTCATCTGTTACCTGAAGAAGGAAAAACCGACCATAACGATCCACTACCGACCCCCTATCAGTCCTTTGGGTCGAAAGCTGTCAATCATTTGGCATCCAAACTTTGGTTATCTCTACTCCCGCCGAATCAAAGTTTTTTTAAGCTATCCCTGTCAAATAAAGTTGAGCGTGAGATCAAACAGGTAACTGATGGCGAGACATCGAGATCCGAAATTATGTCGAGTCTTGCCGCTGTCGAAAATGCGATACTTAAATATATTGAGAATAAAGGTATCCGTTCCCCTGCGTTTTCTGCCGTGCGGCAACTGATTGCGACGGGCAATGCCCTGGTCTACATCCCGTCTTCAGATGAGAACATGCACCTGTGGTCATTTCATGGGTATGGGCTTAAGGTTTTCCGATTAGACCAGTATGTTGTCGTCAGGGATTCCCTTGGCAACCTTGTCGAGCTTATCATCAAAGAGAGTATGTCCATCAAGGCGCTTCCCCAGGAAATCAAGGAAAAAGTGGAAGAGAAAATAGCTAAGGATGGTGACCATAAACATACTCAGAAGGAAATTGACCTGTTTACCAAAGTCGTCAGGAAAGACGATGATAACAAAAAGTTTGTCGCAACTCAGGAAATTCAAGGCATTTCTCTGGAGGACCGTAAAACTGAGTTTGATGCTGGCAGACTTCCATGGCTTGCATTGAGATGGTCGCAGGATTCTGATTATGGCCGTGGGCCTGTCGAGGAATACCTGGGCGATTTACAGTCCCTGGAGAGTCTTTCCCAGGCGCTGGTAGAAGGGTCACTTGGTTCTGCGAAGGTGATATTCCTGGTCAACCCGAATGGCCTTACGAGAACCAAGGATTTGCAGTCTGCCAGGAATATGGACTTTCGTCAAGGCAGACAGGACGATGTGGCGCCACTCCATCTTGAAAAGTATAACGATTTTAGAGTCGCTCAGACACAAGCGGTCGCAATTGAGAGTCGTTTATCCGAGGCATTCCTAATGAATTCAAGTATGCAGCGGGATGCGGAACGAGTGACCGCACAAGAGATTCAGTTTATGGCGCAAGAGTTGGAAGACACGTTGGGTGGTGTTTACTCGATTCTGTCCCAGGAATTTCAATTGCCTTTGGTAAGTTTGGTACTGAGTCGACTCCAGGATGATAACGAAATTCCAAAACTGCCACAGGATGCCCTTAATCCGATTGTCACTACCGGGCTTGAGGCGTTGGGCCGAAATCATAAGCAAGCTAAGCTCAGGGGGTTTGTCGCTGAGATTGCGCAGACATTCGGTCCTGAGATGGCAGCATTGTATATCAATCCGAGCGAGTATATCCAACGTGCCGCTATTAATCAGGGTGTTGATACAAATGGCTTAATTCGATCCGAGCAAGAAGTCCAGGCAATGATTCAAAAACAACAACAATCTGAAGCTGCTACGAAAGCAGCACCGACAGTGGCCGGAAAGGTAACAGAGAGTTTACTTGAGCAAGGAGGAGGAAATGGCTAAAGCGAATCCTGTCAGGTCAGGAGATAAGAAACCTAAGCAAGGAGCGTCCGTAAATAGTTATGTGACTTAGGACGCCAAGGAAGGCCAGGTTAAGAAAACTACCAAAACCGGCAACCCGAACGCGAAAGTCACCCAGGTGAATAACAAAACGGTACGCAAGGATAATTAATACTTATGGGTGATAATCATAGTGTCACGATGGGCGGCAATGAAGAGAGCTTTGAAGGCATGAATATGTCAACACGTCAGAACCCGACGAGTGCCGCTCTGCATGAAGAAGATCTATTAGCCGGTAAGTATAAAACGGAAGAGGAACTTGAGAAAGGAACACTGGAACTGCTGAAGCAGAAGGGTGACCTCAGTGAAATATATAAACAGTTGGAGTCCACCGGAGGTTTTCAGTTGGACACAAGTCAGCAGGAGACAAGCGAGTCTGATGAATCCAACCAGGAGGAACGACAGCAGGAAGAAACCGATGAACCCAATGAACAGTCTACTGAGAGTGAAGAAACCCAGGAACGGGCCAAGACCCAGGTTGACGAGATCCTGGAACAGAATGGCCTGAGTGTTGAGCAGTTTAACCAGGAGCTAGTCGAAAATGGTACTCTTACTGAAGAGAGTTATAACTAGCTCTGTGATATTTTTCCATAGAGTTTAGTCGATACTTATCTTTCTGGGGTTCAGTATCAGGTTGAGCAGTATCAAAATACGCTTTTTGAAATCGCCGGTAGCCAGGAAGATTATCAGAAACTCGTTGAATGGGGTTCTGAAAACCTTTCTAAGCAAGAGGTCCGAGAGTTTAATGACGCCGTCACATCCGGCGACGTTGCCAAAGCTAAAATGGCAGTCAGAGCTGTCACCCAAGCTTATCAGTTGGAGAATGGGCCAATGAACTCCGGAAATAATAACCTGCTTGAAGGCGACAGAAAATCCACAAGCGGGCCGCAAGGCTATCAATCCCGTGCTGAAATGGTCAGGGATATGCAGAAACCGGAATATCAAAATGACCCTGCATTTCGACAGTAGGTGGAAGAGAAAATCAAACGAACCACTGCCTTCTAATGTGCTTGAACCAGTGTAACAAATCAAGTTGGCATATACATACCTTCTTGGCATATTCATTCCTTCAACCTTACACCACACACATAAATCCAGTCAACATTTACATGTCTTTGACTCAAGCCCAATGGTGATTCCTGAGGAAATCATAGCTGTGGATACCTTGAAGTCGGAAGACATGTATATGTCACGGAAGACACGTATATGTCACGGAAGGCACGTACGTGCCGCGGAAGGTGCAATGCGTGTCGACTTGAAGAAGTAGGCAACTCGACATGTACATGTCTTCAAACCCACCAAAAGAAAACCAAGAAAATCCCACCAATAAAGAGAAGGAGGAATGAACTATGACAGATGCGATAGTAAGCCGACTTGGTGATTTAAATCAAGGAGGGTCTGATCCGCTTCAGCTATTCCTGAAGAAGTTTAGCGGTGAAGTTCTCGCACTGTATGAACAGAAAACTATTACCAAGGGAAAGCACCTCGTGCGCACTATTCAGAGTGGTAAGTCCGCACAGTTTCCCGCAGTCGGAGGCATTACCGCTGAGTACCATTCGCCGGGTACTGAGCTGACAGGCCTTGGTGTGAACCATGCCGAGAACGTCATCACGATTGATGGACTTCTCGTATCCCATGCGTTCGTCGCTGAGATTGACGACGTGATGAATCACTATGATGCCAGAAGCATCTATGCTCGTCAGATGGGCCAGACCCTGGCGAATAAGTATGACGTAAACATACTGAAGGAAATCGTCAACGGTTCCCGCCAGAGAGCGCTCGTCGACGATGGTGACGGTGGAACCACTATTGAGAATAGTGACCTGGGTAATTCCACTGACGCCACAAAGGTACAGGCATTCGTCGATACCCTGTTTGCCGCTGCTCAGGCACTCGATGAAAAGAACGCCCCTGAAGAGCGATATTGTGCGCTCGCACCGGCTGACTATTATGCCCTTGTGAAGACTGTCCAGACCAATGGGTTTTCCGTGGTCAATAAGGACTATGGGACTCAGGGCAGTTTCGCTGACGGTAATGTCATTAAGATTGCCGGTATTAATATTCTGTCCACCAACAATCTACCGACGACCGACACCTCTGGTTCTGACAGCTATCACGGCATCAATGCCAGCACAACCAAAGGCATCGTCTGGTGTCCTGAAGGTGCCGGTACTGTGAAACTGATGGATCTCAGTGCCGAAACCGAATGGGACATTCGTCGCCAGGGTTGGTTGATGGTCGCCAAAATGGCGGTCGGACACAAGTATCTTCGTCCGGAATGCTGTGTCGAACTGCGAACCGGCAATCCTACGTAATCAGTAGGAGTTAAATAAAGTATACACAAAGGCATATATATATATATGCCGCCAGGGGACTCCTGAAAATAGGGGGTCCCCTGTTTTTTATTACATTCCCAGGAGGCCATGAGTATGTCTATCGGACCAATAAGTAAAATAGAAGCGGTCAATTACCTTCTGTCGATGATTGGCGAGATGCCTGTAAACTCGATTGATGACTCTCAATTTACGCCGAGCAATCTGGCAGAGCAGGAAATCGACCGGGCATCCAGGGAGGTCCAGATGGAAGGGTTGAACTGCAATTACGAGGAAGATTACCCGGTTTCTCCGGATTCTAGTGATGAAATCCAGATTCCGAGTGGAGTTCTAGCCGTCGATTGTGTCGACCGCAATCGTAACCTCGTCTGGAGAAGCGGTAAACTATATGACAAGGACAACCATACATTTAAATTTGAAGACTCCATCCGAGTCAACATTATCTGGGGGTTGGATTTTGAAAATTTGCCGGAGCACATAAGACAATACATTGTCATTCGTGCCGGTCGTGCTTTCCAGGACAAGTATGTTGGATCTGAGTTGCTGCACAAGTTGTCTCAGCAGGATGAACTGGAAGCAAGATCCAAGATGCTCTCAGTTGAAGAAGAGAACAAAGATTACAATTTCCTGACTTCCCCGATTTCTTATTACGGAAGTTTAGGAAGAAACAGGTGGTAATAATATATGGCACTACTACAGGAAACAAATTCCGGCCTTTTTAATGGAGTAAGCCAACAACCAGCATCCATGCGGCTGAAATCGCAATGCGAGCAGCAAGAAAATGCGATTGGCGAATTGGTGCGTGGGTTGTATAAAAGGCCACCTTCCAAGTTCATCAGGGACTTGGGGTCAGTTGTAGCCTCTGAAAGTTACGTCCATAAAATCGACCGAGACATTAATGAGAGATATGTTGTTATTTTCACGGATGACGGTACAGAACCGATTGTCATATATGACCTCGTGAATGATGAGTTTCCCACAGTCAATTATGGGACGCTTGATGAAGATCTCAATTTTACCCAAAACACATCGGTTAAGGATTATCTCACTTTTAACAAAAGTAATGTAGTCGCATTTAACCGGATTCGAGCGACAACGATTGCCGATTATACAATCGTGGTCAATCGATACAGGACATGCCAGAAGATGCCGCCTCTGACTAACGAAATTGAAAATGTCGCAATTGTACGGATTAATGGCTGGTATGATGGAAAAGCCGAAGTTCGGCTCGATGGAGACAGTTGCACAAAAAATATGGATAGGTCCTGGACGCCCGACCATGCTGCCGAAGTATTGTATAACGATGTTTTCACTGATCCCAGTAAATGGCCAGTTGGCAAAACCTTGCCAAATGTCGAGCGCAACGGAAACTTAATCAAACTTTATTTTATCGATGGCAGAGACTTTGATTTGGATGTGAGCGGTTCAGAGACGGATATTTTGTGGCGCACTGTGCGGTCTTATGACGAACTCTGGCCAGCATCGAGTTTTAATGACAATGAAAGGGTGCGGATTCTCCAGGATACTTATGGTGAAAGCGTTCATTATTATGTCCAATCAGATGGCAAGAACTGGATCGAATCGACGGGATTTGATTTATACAATGGTTTGAACGGCGACAATTTGCCCCATCGATTGGTCCGGATGAGTGACGGCTCTTTCGTTTTTGCCCCATGTAATTGGGTAGACCGGAAAGTCGGCGATAAGTATACCGCTCCTGATCCAAGCTTCATCGGCACTAAGATTGAGCATGTCTTTTTTTACCAGAACAGGTTGGGGTTTCTGACGAAATCAAACATTATCCTTAGTCGTCCAGGATTTTACTTTGATTTCTGGCCGACAACAGCACTTGAGGTTCTCGACGATGACCCGATTGATATCGGGATTGCTACAACAGAAGTTGTCACGCTTCGTGAGGTGCTACCTTTTAACAAGAATCTCATGCTACGAGCAGATAATCAGCAGTTCATCGTCAGTTATGCCGGAAGTATTCTCAGTCCAAAAACCATTGCGATTGACCAGACTACAAGGTTCACTAGTATGCCTGGCTCAAGGTCAGCATCTATCGGCAGTAACCTCTACTTTGCCTGTCCCAACCAAGATTATATAACAATTCGGGAATACTACGTTCAACCAGATTCACTGGTTGAGGACGCAGTGGACGTGACCAAACAGGTGCCTCAGTATATTCCATTTGGTGGTCGGGTATGGCTAACAGCGGTTACGCAAATGGACTACTTGTTCGTGAACACCTCCGATGATGCGAATGCGCTTTATGTATACAAATACTTTTGGGATGGGAACGCGAAAGTGCAATCCGCTTGGTGTCGATGGTCATTCGATTCCTATATCATCGACGTTTTTCCCTTTGGTGCCGACCTGTATATTCTATTCAGTATCGATGCTCATGGAGTCCTTTGCAAGATCCCACTTAATAGTGAACCAAAGGATATGATCCATATCGATAAACAGCTAACCCTGTCCGGCAGTTATGATTCTGGTAATGACCAGACAACCTTCACATTACCATTTGATGATTCCTCAAATAATGACAGTTGGAGTGTTGTCGATCCGGACAATTTGCTTGCCGTTGCAAACGTAACCAAATCAAACCTTACGGATATTGTAGTCGAGGGTGATTATTCGGATAAGAGTTATGTTATAGGCCAATCCTATGAGATGCTCTATGAGCTAACTCCCTGGTATATACAGGACCGACAAGGTACAGCCCATACAGGTATTCTCAAAATCCGTTCAATCCAGGTTCGATACTACGATACGGGCTACTTTATCCTGGAGGTTGAACCTGCCGGAAACAGGCAATCTTATCTGCAATCCGTTGAAGAAACAGGTTTCCAACTGAATAATGATTCTCTGGACCAAGCTAATTTCCGAAAGGGGATAACCCGGTTTATGGTGCTTGGCGAATCTACTCAGACCCGCATCATTTTTAAGAATGATACCCACCTGTCCTGTATATTCCAAGGAGTAACGTTTGAAGGATTTTATTCAACTCGTGCCAAAATTCTGTGATGGGTACGTATATCCATTGCAGGATGAGGACGATGTAGAAAGCATGGACATGCGAATACTGGACTATGAGGAGACTTCAGCCGCTACAGGGTTGATTTCTCCTCAATCCATAATAAAGCGTTCCGTTGATATGAGTGATTATACCTGGACTGTCAAGATCCAGGGGGAAATTGTGGGCGTCTTCGGTCTGACCGATGCACCTTATGAAGACTATGGAATCCCTTGGTTTATCGGTTCACCTAAGATGAACCGCATGAACCCCCTCCGATTCGTCAAATTATCAAAAAGAGTCATCGACCTGTTCCATATTATTTTTCCAGGGCTGGTGAACTTTGTCCTGGCAGACTACAAGGGAGCAGTAGAATGGCTCAGACTTTTGGGATTCCGGTTTTCAAAAGATTTATATACTCTCACAGATCCGGATGAGCGCTTTTATATGTTTTGGAAGACATGTACATGTCGAGAGGATGGAGGATTGATAACTCATGTGTGAACCAACAACGATTGTCATGGGAACAATGGCAGTACTTAGTGCTGCTGGCAGTATGATGTCGATACACGGAAAAAATGAAGCTACCGAAGCACGGGCTGAATCCGCATATCAATCCATGGAAAGACAGTATGAACAGCTCCGTCGGCAGCGAGAGCAAGTGACCGAACAAGCAAACCTTGAGAAAATGGAAGCACGCAGACAAGCATTGAGAAAGCAGGGCAAGCTTCGTGCTGCCTTCGGTGAAGCGAATGTGCTCGGCAACTCAACGCTTAGACAACTTCACGACGCAATGATGCAAGCCGAATATGATATCGGTTTAATTGAAAGCAACCGCCAGAGAGCTATTAAAGGGGCTCAGTATGAGAAACAGATGGTACAAGAAACGGCTAAGAGTCGGATGAAACTGGCCGAAGCATCCACTATCGGACCTCTTCAGGGTTCATTCAAGATTGGAACCAGTGCTGCCCAAGGTGCCATGAGCGGATACCAGATGGGCGGTCAATTGAAAGGGGTTTTGAATAGTGGTGGTTCTGTAAGTTCAATGCCGACACAGCCAGCTCCCTATGGAATCGGACCGCAAACAGCAGGTGCGGTCGGATAATTAACAAATTTATTAATTTAGTATGCTCTGAGGAGTGAATTATATGGCAAGACGAAACGCACCGCAACGCCTTAGCAAACGTAGGGGTGTCACGGCAAAAGAAACATATAGGTATGGCACACCTAATTTGGATGTTACCGCAAATCCTAAAGACACCTATCAGCATACAACTGCTGCTGGCAGTTCGGCCATGAAACTGGCTGAAGCTTTGAAATCAGGGAGAAGTCTTTTGGAGGGTTATGCCGAGTTCAGGGAGCAACAGGAAAAGGAAGAGAAAACTAAAGGTTATGAGCTTGGTATAACTGGACAGGATCTGCCTGAGGATGCGTCTCAAGCTAAGATTCAGGGATATTTAAGGGCCGAGGGTGAAGCGGAGGTCTATGATTTCCAGGAGCAAGTTAGCAATTACTTGGCTAACAAGAATCACCTCAGCCCTGAAGAGTTCCAGGAAGGTCTTAATCAGCTTCAGGAGCAGTTCATTTCCGATAAATCGACGGAATATCTTAAAGGTTTCATTCCTAAAGCCCGTCAAATTGAGTCCCATGTCTATCAGGACTACATGGAGATTCAGCGGGAACGAGTTCGCCAGGAAGGCGCTGCCAACCTTGCAAAGACATGGCGCAATGAAGCTGAGGAAATGCTGCGCCAAAAACAAGCGCCAACCGGAATTGGGACTTCCGAGCAACGTATTACCAAAGATGAAAGCAAGCATCTGCGTGAAGTCCTGACCCGGCTCCAAAAGCAGGGCAAAGAGTTCGGGCTGACAAAAATGGAGGTCAGCGAACATATCATCGATGTAGCTGGCCGTTTGGCTGAACAAACCGCTAATCCGGATTTCCTGGATTTTGCTACCCGGAAGGACAAAGACGGCGGCATACGATTGACTGATACTAAATTGGTTAACCGAGTCCGTACATGGCAACGCAGAGCGGTAGCCGCCAGTGATGCTAAACTGAATAACCAGCAAGAACGGATGAAGCTATACAGGAAGAAAGCTGCCGAGCAACTGGACCGAGATATTACCGTGGCTTTGTCCAATATCGATAGACTCCAGGATGAAGACGATATCAGTAGTGAAACCGTAGTGGACCAATTGCTGCACATCAGATCGCAAGTGGTTAATAAATGGAACGATACGGCAAACAATGAATACCAAATTGCTCTGGATGCTAATGAAATCGACGCTCATCTACAGCAGATTGACGATATGCTGGAGACTACCGGATTTGCCGAAGTCTCAAATCCTGATATTCGTGTCGACATCAAGAACGCCATTCTTAACCTGGATGACCCAGGCAATTTCTACCAAGTCCAGAATCTGCTGCATAATAACAAACAAGATCTGACCCCTAACCATTATGTTCAACTATCGAATCTGCTGACCAAAGAGCGAAATCGTCTTGAAGATAGAGAAATCAAAAATATCAAGCAGTATAAAAACGAGCAGTGGAGGTTCTTGCAAGATGAGTTGTCGTCAACTGGCGGTGGCTTAATTGCTATTGGTGGGGGTGACGGCGCCAGAAAACGAGCGGATGCCAAGAGACTCCGGTATGCTCATCAACGTTTGAATGCTGAGTATCAGCAATTGATGGAAGAAACCGACGGTGCGCCTATGTTTAAGCAAGTCAATGAAATCCTGCAACAGGTTAAGAAGGATGCCAAAGAAGCATACCCGATGCCGAAGAATCAGGAATTTGACTTTAATATGGGCCATAATAGTAACAATGGCAGCGACGAACCTATCGTGAATACGCCATCCAGGAGCGCTAATCCTATATCCAGGGGTGCCGCTGCAAGCCAGAAGAGTGGAAATCAGAGCAATCAAGAAACCTCTAATACTGCTGGTGGCAATAAAACTTCTGTGGAAGATCCCACCAGACAACGACTTATGAATTTACCGGGATATAAGGAGTAATAACTTATGGCCGAGGCTAATACAAACAAGAGCTTGATGAAATATTCCCCTGGTCAAATCGACCAGATGTATCAGAAAGGACAGATTCCTAGAGAGCAAGTAGACTTGTATACGGCCCGAAAGCAACTTAAGCATCACGGTCTTATGGGTATGGACCCATATTCCGTTGATGTTGCTTATCGTGCGGGCTTACTTGACAATGACCAAGTTGACGCTTACGTCGACAGGCAGGAGAGTCCCGTGTCCTATTATTTGAAGGATGTCGGCAAAGGTGTCATCGGAGGGTTTGAAAAAGGCGCTATCGAAACTTTTGAGGCGATTGGCGAAATCAGTCAGTGGATGAACCCTCAGACCGGAATGATTAAAATGGCCGAGTCTGCTGGATTATTAAGTGACGAGCAGGTCGGTGCCATGACTGTAGATCCTGAGGAGCTTACAGAATCCGTTCCCGATTTCATGGAAAAACATGCCAATGCCATATACGAAGCAAACAAAGATATCACATCCACTTATTCCTTGCCTGGAGATATTACCAAGACTTTCTCACAATTCCTGGTGCCGTTTTCTAGGGTATCCAAGGTGACTAAAGGCGGTCAAATCGCATCTAAAATTCTTTCCAGCGGTATTATGAAGAATATGGCAACCAAGCTACCACGAACGGCAAAGTTTATGGCACGCTTGGGTGAGGACACAATCAAGGGGGCTATTGCGGATTATGCAGCATTCGATCCGTATGCCCCTAAGCTGGCAGACGCCATATCTGAGTTTGATCCTGACACACAGAATGTCATCATTGACTTTATGAAAACTGACCCCAATAATCCGGCAGCAGTTGAGAGATTAAAGCAAACTTTGGAGGGTGCAGTCACCGGGGTCGCTTTTGATACATTGATATCGGGATTTAAGTTGGCTAAAGGTCAGCTTTGGCGAGCAGTAGGCGGCAAAAAATCCCAAGTTGTCAAGGAATTTGATAAGAAAGTCTCCAGTAAACTTGAACATGCCGACACAGATCCTCTTCGCCGACCTGAAGAACCCCGCAAAGGTCATATTGGCCGGAGAACCGAAACGAATGCAGAACCTGAGAAGTCGGTGGGGCAGCAGGAAGCTGAAGCGGCAGTGAGAGAAGCTGATGAGGCAGTACTGAAGAAACCTGTTGAAGAAAGAAGAGTGACCCCAAAAGCGACTGAGGAGGACTTGACGCAGACGGCAATAAAAATTGCCAGACATCGACATGCCGAAGATTTGCCGGACGACCTGGGTTACAACAAGGTTATCGATGCAATGGAAGTCGAGGACTCTGTTCAAAGAATGGCTAAAATATTCCGAAGCGACCGGCTTGATGACATGTTTGAAATGCGAAGCGCTGATGCTGGTAGGCATGTCTCCAGGGAAACGACTGAGAAACAGGCCGGTCAAAGGTTAGCCCACAATCTTGGCAGAGGCACCGACGAAACTATGGATTCCATGCGCAGACTCTTCAAGGACGTCAAGAACCTACCAGCAAGGGTCCGGTCCCTTAATAAGTTTTTTGTCACGTATGCTGATGCGATTGGCAAGATGGTTTCAGAACCGGCCAATATGAGCTTTAAAGATGAACTTCGAGTGCTGGAGCACATGAAACAGCTTCAGGAGCTGGAGTCCATTGTTTTTGGTGTGCGCAGTGAAATCGGGCGTACCCTTGATATCTATAATCAACCATGGACTAAATTCAAAGGCCGGTTTGATCTTGACTCGATGGATGATATGGACCTCCAGGATCTGGCTAATAACTCCAGGCAAAGAGTCCAGAGAGCTATTGAAAGCTTTCGACAAGCCAAGACAACCCCGGCCAAGTTCCATGTTGCCAGAAGTATCGGAAAGAACTCTTATTTGGAAGGGGTCTTGGAGCTGGTCCAGGCCAACCTTCTCTGGAATCCGGCCACTCATATTACCAACATGCTTGGCAATAGTGTCGCAATGACTAATAACACCATCAAAAGGTTTGTTGGTTTGAAAATACATTCGGCGATGACTGGAAACAAGGAAGTCATGAAGGAAGCATCCGCATATGTACATGGGATGCGGATGGGGCTGATTGATGCCATGCGACTTCCCGGTGTCACAAAGAAGAATTTTTACAACCCGAAAGTCATCATGGGCGGCATGAAAAAAGCTTGGGAAATGGATGATGAAGCCGGTCGTGTCTGGAAGGCATTGTTTACCGGGGAACTGCAGATTGACTCTGGGGCAAAAGCCGAGGGGCAAGTCGGTAACGTCTATGAAAAGCTTGATAAGTGGACGATTAGGCAACTTGATAGGTTGAACATGAATAAAATAGGGGTTCGCTTGCCGCTTCGGACTCTGATTAAGATGCCTTTTCTGCCATTTCATGGGTTAACCGCCGGTGACGAGTTTATGAAGAACATCGGCTATTTTTCCGAACTCCATGCCCAGGCAGCACGTGAGGGCATTGACCGGAATTTAAGCGGAAAAGACCTGGAAGATTTCATTCAGTTCATGACCAATAAACCATCCAGGAATCTTCATTACAAGGCGATGGGAAATGCCAGGGAAGTCACTTTTACGGATGACCTGGGTAAAGCCTCTGGCGCTTTGAATGAAGCGCTTAACGCAAACGCATTAGGACAGACAGTTAAAATCCTGGGTGTGCCTTTCTACAAGGTTGTGGTCAATCTCACCAAGTATGCCGGTCGCCAAACACCGCTTGCCGCATTGGTTGAAGGCCGAGTCAAGAATCAATTGCGCAACGGGGGGCGTGACAGGTAGGAAGCTATAGCTGGTATGGTGCAGGGTTCTGCCATGATGGGCGGTGCGCTTGCTCTCTATGAGCTTGGTTATCTTACCGGCAGGACTCCGGTCGGCATGGAAGAGACTTGGGATAACTATGGTGTTCAGGAATATTCGGTTAAGCTTGGCGATAAATGGGTGTCTTATAAGCGTGGTGACCCGGCTGCAATGCTTCTTGGCGCTATAGCAGATATCGCCCGTGCTGCCGAAATGTCGATTCAATATGCCACCGATGAGGACGAGCAGGATATGGCGGACCTTGTGAGTCCCTGGTTACACGCTATGACAGATCCGGTGCTGAATAAGACCTTTATGCAGTCCGCTCACAGTCTCTTTGAGATGGTCATGCAATCAGAACGGAAAAATGTACAGTACTGGTTTAACCAACAGCTCGACAAACTAATTCCAGGATCGACGGCATTGAGGCACATTCAAGAGTTATCCGACGATGTCGTTCGTCGAACCACGGATGCCAGTGACGTTATTGTAAGCAAGTTCAACAAGAAGGCGCTGTATCCAAGACGACACAATATTTATGGCACTGTCATCAAGCGAGATGAAGCTTGGCCAGCGCCCGCCCTGGGCGTTTTCACGACACGTGAAGAAACAAAAGATCCGATTGCCCAGGAATTGATGCGACTTGGTGCAAATATTCCAGCACCAGGCGAATCCGTTCAGCTAGAGCATGTCCGTGAAAAGCTGGAACCCAAAGAATATGACAAACTCAATGAGCTCATTTCTCAAGTGCCTCTCCAAGAATGGTTAACGGATATCATACAGGCGGACCAGTATAAACAACTTAATCGTGAAGCAAAAATTCGAGTTATTAAGAACACCGTTTCTGATGTTCGTCGTGCGGCACGTGAAGCTTTAATCGCTAATAATAAACGAATTAAGGATGAGATTAAGTCTGAACTGAAGAAGCGTGCTCAAATTCGTGTTGGCCGGAGAAAAGAGGATTATCCGTCGCAACAACTGCACCATTTCTTGGAGTATGGTGCGGATCAATATTAAAGGAAATCTATGAGTACACGTATGGAACTTCAATACGACGAGCTAAAACAGATAATAATAGATTCTGTTGAGGAAGCATTGAATGACAAAGGAACCCCTCCGAATTGCCCGATTAATTGTGGTAATGGGTTAACACCGTCCAAGCATCGATATCACCACGAGTTTATCGATAAAATGGAAAAAGATATTAGTAAAATCCGAACCAGTTTTATTGCCGGAATCCTGGTGATGGTTTCGAGCGGCATCGGGACTTTAATTTGGACTATCTTCTGTGGGGGCATTTAATATGGCGACTATCAAGGGTCAAATTGAAGAAAAGCTTACAGATGCACTTGATAAGACTGTCGAGTTTTATCTTAATAAACTGAGAGATGGGGATCTTTCAGCGGCAGAGCAGAAGAACCTGATCCAACTGTTCCGAGACAACCAGATTACCATCGATCCGAAGTCGGCTAACCCGCTTGAAGATCTGGTCAATGGTGATTTCTCAGAGTTCAATACGGAAGGATTCACGGTTGGATCTTAAGAAACAACAGGAACCCCCTCACGCAGGGGGTTTCTTAAATAGAAGCGAGGTGGAATAAATACCTATGTCTTATGCCCAGGATCAATATATTGCCGATGGTTCCACATCGCAATTCAATATTTCCTTCCCATTCCTGAAGCGTGACCATGTAGAAGTCCAGGTGAATACGTCCTCCGTATCATTTACATGGGTTAATGATTCGACGGTTCAACTGGACTCGACACCGGCAGAGGGAGATGTCGTCACTATTCTGCGGCAATCCGTTCTCGACTCAAGGCTTGTCGATTTCACTGCCGGTTCAATTCTCAAAGAACAGGACTTGGATAAAGCCACAAAACAGCTACTGTACTTAATTCAGGAAACAAAAGATTACGCTAATGCTGTTCATGAGAGATCCATCAGCCTTAACCTTAAGCAAAACAGCACTAGTTATGATACGAATTTGCCGTTCGTGGAAAACCTGGAGAACAAGATAATCTCTTTTGACTCCGATAACCAGGTTATCTTCAGGGACCGGGGGAGCACGGAGAAAGTTGATGATGGTTCCTATAGTTATACGGCAACCGATATCCATAACCATTTCACCAATTATTCTAACCCCCACGACGTAAATGCTCATCAGTTGACTGATGTGTCTGGCACAATGAATTACACGGAGGGGACCGTGCTTCGTGCAGACGGCGTTCAGTATAAAGAGGATATACTAAACCACTCTGATTTGAATGATGATGAAATAGATAAACACAGGGATTGGAGCAATAATCAAACTGGTTTATACATAAATAACGGTAACATCGCCAAATCAGCAATTACGCAGTATGACTATGACTATTTGGATCTCGGCCTAGGTTCTATAGCAGACCAGAATGCTGGTAATGTTAACATCAGTGGCGGTGAAATTACGAATATGGATCGAGTCGGTTTTATCGGTGAATGGAATGTTGGAACCGCTTCATCCAATGTTACGGTAGATTGGTCAAACAGCAATAACCAGGTCGTCACCCTTTCCGGTAATGCGATAATAAGTTTTACAAATATGACAGTTGGCCACAAACAGCTCAAAATCATTCAGGACAATACAGGCGGCAGGACTCCCACTCTGCCATCCGGCAAGTGGCCGGGAGGCGTCGCAGGATCTTTCAGCATCGACGCCAACGCTGAGGACATCCTCAGTATTTATTATGATGGCAGCAATTATTATTATATGTTGACGAAAGGATGGGCTTAAGTAAGTGGAGATGTAAAATGAGTGAAGATGTAATCAGAGAAATAAATGAAGGTTCTGAATGGTCGCAGGGCAACCTTTTTAACACTCAAGTAGTTTATGATACCGTAGAGCTATGGCAACCAACGTATTGGGGCAATTATATAAATGAAGATCCAGACTTAGTCGGGACAAGTGGCGGTAAATACGCTCCATCCTCTCAAACGGTTTCTTTTCGGCCATTTGAGGATATGGTTGCTGTTGAACCATCGACCAACAATGTGATACCGGACGGTGATTTCAGCAATGGCAGTTTAACATTGCCATTTACGGGCGCTGTACGTGGAGACATTTCGATTGCTACCGGAGGATTGTTCGGGACTTATTGTCTTCAGCATAATAGCACGGACGACGATTCCTATACAACCCCATGGGATGATTCATCAGATGCCGTGATTGCCGATGCCTCTGAAGGCGAAATCTGGACATTGTCTGTTTATGTTAAAGGAGTGAATGGTAACGAGAGCACTCAAATTTGGATATTTGCCCTTGATTCAAACTATACTTGGATCGAGAATACAAACGTCACCAAAACTCCTGCCACGGATTGGTCCACATGTATTACGGCAACTCTTACCATGCCAGCAAATACGGCTTATATTGGTGTCCGTTTGGATAATAATAATACCGGTGACACGGTATTTTGGGACGGCGTTCAAGTGGAGCAGAAACCATATGCGACTTCATTCACTCCCGACCAGAGAATCGGGGGAGCATTAGAGTATGATTTGATGCCACCATCCGGTACAGACGCCACGATATTTCAGAAAGTTGTCCCGAATATTGCCTGGGATGACACGTCAACTGAAAATGGCACATTCCTCCAGCCGACCAGTGAATATATCCTGTTATGGTCGTCTATGCCCGGAACCAACGGATTCATGCTGCGTGTCGAAAGGTCCAATCAAGTAATTGACTTGGGCGGCTGGAACAACGGGAATTGGAATAACACGGAATTTTCATATCCCTACACGGGCTATACTAAAGTTACACTTGCTATAAGAATTCAAGGAAATGATGTCAATTTATGGGTTGATGGGAACTATGTAGGCGAAATCACTATTACCAGACCCACAAACAACACACCCATCGCTTTAGAGTGGGATGACTTGTATGGATACATCGGACGGCATGATGAATTTGTGATTGACCACAGAGCACTGACCTCAACCGAGATTAGCAACCTATCAACCCAAAGCCTCCAACTTCAAAGAGCTTCATCCGGTGAATTCAAAGACCCGCCCTTAATTGATTTATCGGACGCAGTTGTTGTCGACAGCACGGAAATCATTATCGATGGTGCTCCCAACGGTCAGTCCATTTATGTTGACACGAATGTCTCTTTAGATGGCGGTTCAACATGGGAAGGGTGGAAAACCGGTCATGATGGCTATATTCATGATTTGCCTGAAGGAACTAGTGTGACCAATGGCCTTTTGGATTATCGTTTTATCCTGTCTACGGATGATACCAGTGTAACTCCGGGAGTTTTCGGGCTTACATTTAAGATTTTCTCAAAAGACGACACACCCCCACAAGATAGCGCAAACATATTCTTTATGTTCCCATTTTAATAGACAGCTCGACATGTACATGTCTTCTTTTTCATTGAAGGCATGAATATACCAAGAAGGTATGTATATGCCACTAAATTCATTGAATACTAAAGAGCAACAGCAGAAGGAGTACATTCAGGCATTGCTGAAGGACTTCAGGGTCTTCCTTGCGCTTGTCTGGAAATGTCTCCGATTGCCTCCACCGACTCCCATTCAAAACGAGATAGCTTATTATCTTCAGCATGGGCCGAGGAGGAAAATCATCGAAGGATACCGTGGTGTGGGCAAGTCCTGGACTACCTCTGCCTACGTCCTGTGGCGACTGCTTAAAGACCCTCAGAGGAAATTTCTGGTCGTTTCCGCCAGCAAACAGCGTGCTGATGACTTTTCAACCTTTTGCCATCGTTTGATCCAGGTTGTGCCTGTTCTTCATCACCTATCACCGAGAGACGGGCAACGTGAATCTAAAATCGCCTGGGATGTTGGTCCCACAAGACCAGCCCATGCGCCTTCAGTTAAGTCTGTCGGCATTTTTGGGCAGATGACGGGTTCACGTGCGACCGATATTGTTGCTGACGATATTGAGGTTCCAGGTAATTCGGCTACTCAGGATATGCGAGAGAAACTTGAGTCTGCTGTATCCGAGTTTGAGGCAATTATGACTCCTGACCAGGAATCCCAAATTACGTTTCTTGGGACTCCACAATCCGAGGAAACCGTCTATAACAAGCTTGCTCAGAAAGGCTATATCACGAGGATCTGGCCAGCAAGAGTGCCGACTCCGGATAAAATCCAGGCTTACGGTGAGTCTTTGTCGCCGGCCGTAAAACAGATGTTTGACAACAACAAGCATTGGGAACCCACAGATCCAAGAAGATTTGATGATGAGGAGCTTATAGGCCGACAGGCGAGTTATGGCCTGTCAGGTTTTATGCTGCAATTCATGTTGGATACGACCTTGTCTGACCAGGAGAAATATCCGTTGAAACTCTCAGACCTCATTTTAATGGACACGAACCCTGAGCGTGCGCCTGTATCAGTCCAGTACGGGTCCGGACAGGAACAAGTTATAAAGGACTTGAAGAATGTTGGGTTTACCGGTGACAGGTTTCACGCACCCCTCTGGTTTGATAAGGAACATTGGACCGAATATGAGGGTAGTGTGATGTTTATAGATCCTTCGGGTCGAGGCACGGACCAAACAGGATTTGCCGTGGTCAAGCATCTCCACGGAAATCTTTTTTGTACGGACTGCGGGGGCTTTAATGGTGGTTATGAGGACGCTACATTGACTGCCCTGGCCAAAATTGCGGCACGTGAAAAGGTCAATGAGGTCGTTATTGAGTCCAACTTCGGGGACGGCATGTATCAATCCCTGTTTCTGCCGGTTCTTAAGAAGTATCACAAGTGCTCTATTGAGGAAAAAAGGGTTAATACGCAAAAAGAAGTCCGAATTATTGATACACTTGAACCGGTAATGAACCGACACAGGCTTGTTCTGAACCGTCAGGTTGCCAACAGAGAGCTTAAGCTTCTAGAAAGAGATCCTCAACACCTCCAGTATTGCCTGTTTTATCAGATGACACGGCTCACAAAAGAACGTGGTGCGCTAAAACACGATGACAAGTTGGACGCATTAGCCGGTGCCGTCGAATATTGGAGTGAATATCTTGCCAGGGACGAGCAGGAAGCGTTTGATGATTGGAAGAACCACCAGCTTCAGCTCCATACAGAGGACTTCCTGGGGCATATACTTGGGAAAGACCGGAGCACATCAATGACTAAAGGAAGTTGGATATCCAATGTATAATACCTTTTAAATCCCTTCGATTGGCATATTCATGCCTTCTTGGCATATTCATGCCTTCCATGTACATGTCTTTTAATCTCCCGCGGCATATTCATGCCTTCTTTGCATATTCATGCCTTTGAATGCCCATCAGACGGGCATCGGACTTCTGGTTGCATTGGTGGGGGGAGAGAGAGGAAGGTAACTGTAGTATATATAGTGTCTATAGTGCCTCTATAGCATAACGTAAGATTTTACATCGAAGGCATGAATATGCCAAAGATTACTTCTATAGGTCAACAGCAATGAATAGATACATCTATATAATTACTATGACCCTATTAATGATCCTGTCTATGGTCATAACAGAAAACTTAATCAACAACTTATATGGTTCCACCGAATCCGAGTGTTACCTGAATCGCCTCTATAAGAAATACGCCGACCAGTACGAGACTCTCGATTGGGGACTACTGAAAGCAATCGCAAGAGTAGAGTCTGATGAAATCCCGACCAGGGTGAACCATGCGGACCCTTCATATGGACTAATGCAGATCTATTGCCCAAATAAAGTCAGACAATTCCCAGGTCTGTCGGACACAAAATGGTCTTCCGTAAAATGCAGTGAACTCCTTATCCCCGACACCAATATCGCAGTTGCTGCCACACTGCTCGATTGGAATATCCGGAATTTTGGATTCGTCAGAGGGGTTGCGGCATACAACTGCTGGTCAGCACGGAATCATTCGCCAATCCCGAATTGCGAATATGTTTTAGAGATCTTCAGAGAGTACTACAAATTAAAAAAGGGTGCCCAGGAGGCATGAATATGCCCAGAAGGCATGTATATGCCAAGGAGGTGATGCCTTATGGGGAAACGAAACAAGATGTGGCACAAAAAAGGAAACATAAAAAATCATGGAAGGCATGTATATGCCAAGAAGGCATGTATATGCCAAGGACGACTCCAGAGAAGATCTGCATGATGCCGGTAAACTTCCTCGAAGGCATGAATATGCCAAGAAGGCATGAATATGCCCAGAAGGCATGTATATGCCCAGATTGCACTGCCATGAGCTTAAAGGCGACCAGAAAAATCAGCTCGACATGTACATGTCTTCTGGCAGTTGATTTGGAACATCCTTTTCGCCTTTCTTTGATTTTTGTTGTTAACCAGGATCCAATACCCCTTGGACTGGAAACAGGTATAGTCAATCAAGATTATTAGAATCAAGGCATGA